AGTCTGGGACATTAAGCAGGTAATGGGAGAGTTAGAAATTATAAGTGCTTCAGCATCTGCAACAACAGTTAATTTTCATTTTAGTGGGGTAGAGATCTCCTAATGGCAACTATAAGTACCAGCGGAAAACTAGCGTACATGTATGATGAAAATACAGATACTTGGTATGCCGTCGGTGGTGCAACAAACACAGCTGCCGCCTATAACTGGTTAAACACTAACACCTTTTCAAGCACAGTAATCTTCGAGGACGTGGTTCGCTCAGAAGCTGGCATTAATAATTTTCAAAACGCTACAGCAAGAGACACAGCTTTGCCAACACCTATCAATGGTCTTGTATGCTTTGTTAGACAGACAGATGCTGGAGCTCAGATAAACCAGATACAGTATTACTACAATGGATCCTGGAGATACGTAAATGATGGTTCCGAGCTTTTAACAAAGATTGCAGACTACACGGTTCAGGCGTCTGACTCTGGTCAATTTATCATAATGGATTCAGCATCAAATAGAACAATTACAATTCCGACAAATGCTACAGTACCATTTGCAATTGGACAAAGAATTGACATAGCTAGATATGGCCTAGGTACAGTTACCATCGCCCCAGCAACTGGGGTAATTCTTGCTAGCGCAGAATCTTTAGTAACTCTAAGGGAGCAGTATTCGGGTGCAACCATTGTAAAAACTGCATCGGACTCTTGGTTGCTAATAGGAGACTTGGCTTAGCCAGGAAACTGGTTAATGTTTTCCTGCGCTTTTTTGTAAGTTGTCCACGCACCCCAATTAGCTCCACCACCAGATATCTTGAAAGCAACCTGGGCATTTACTAGTGGGGTAAAAAGATCTTCATTCTTTTCTAGCCCATACTTCTCAAGTCTTTTAGGGCCAAGGCCATCAATCATGTTAATTTGAAACAGGCCATATGAGTTATCACCCGTAGACCTATTTCTATTGTGTGCATAAATTCTAGATGTTGACTCTTGTTGTACGATAGCCCATGCCATCTTCAAGCCATACCCCTCGAACCCAACATTACGAAGTACCTCAACTAGTTCAGCGTCCGATATTTTTATAGACTGCATTTCTGGCTTCAGCCATGGCGCTACTTCTACAATCTGAGGGGTAGATCTTTTAAATCTTTTATTCAAAATCATTATATCTAGAATGCCCATAGCCTTAGTAGGTATTTCCAGTGTCTGGGTAGTAACAGGCTCATCTGCAAAAACAGCCAGATTTGGCATTGCACCAGCCTCGGCTAAAGCTGCTGCTAATAAAATGGGCACGCCAAGTTTAGCTATAGTTTTGTTTCTCATTTTGAATCCATTAACCTTATAAAGTAATGTGTCTGCCCATTAAAAGCTGGGTCATCTAAATCAATAATTGCTGTTGGCATACCAGCACGGAATCCAGAATGGATTATTTCGTTGTTTCCAATGTAAATGCCCGAATGAACAAAGTTTTTTGCACCGTTATACTGGAAGACGACTATGTCTCCAGGCATTGGGGTAGAAGACTTTGGCTTAATAAATCCTTGCTTAGTTGCTGAATGAGGAAGTTCAATTCCCAGCTCTCCATAAAACCATACTACAAGACCTGAGCAGTCCCAGCCAGCAGGGGTAGAGCCACTAAACACATATCTGGTTTTATCAATATGTTTTGACAGCTCAGATATTTGATACCTAAGTGCATTAGCATTTTTTGTAACAGCAAGGGCTCTGGCTTGCTCAAGCTTTTCTTGCTCTTGTTCTTTCAACATCTTAAGGGTATAAGCAATAATATCAATCTTTTGATTTACAGAAATATCCAAAACATTTGGACTACTGTAAACAACACTTGTAGCTTTAAACGATGATCCACTATCATCCGCAACGGTAGCTGACGAACAGCTCATTAAAATTCCTACCGCTCCTAGTATTACAATCTTTTTCAAGTTGTACCTCCTAAAAGAAAAGACACCTTTTTAAGGGTGCCGTAGTTTAGACTTATAAGTATAGCAGTAGTTTACCTAAAATTCAACTCAATGCTGTGTTATAATTATTAGTATGGCTACGCTTAGAGATTCTGGATATTCCGTTGGAAACATACCTCCACAAGTTACTTGGACAGTTGTTCGAGGAGATACCGCTGCATTCACGGTATATGTAACTGACGACGACAAGGCACCGCTGACCATTGCGGACTGGGTCATAGCCATGAAAGTAAAGAGGCCAACCAATGCAGCAGACTTGGGAGTCATAACTGACACTGCCTCAGTAATTCTAACCCTTACTCCAGCAGCCTTAGCTGAAGATGCAGTAGGAGAGTTTACAGTATCCCTAACGGCTAGTGAGTCTTTGCAGCTAGAGACTGGAGATATCTTTGACATACAGCTATCAAATGCAGCAACCAGCCAAGTCTGGACGGTAGCTCAGGGTAAGTTGGTAATCGTCGAGGACGTAACTGATTAATGGCTAAGTCAGTAATCTATTCTAAAGATTATAAAACAAAAGAACTTAAGCAGAAGAACTACCCCATATCATCAATATCAAATATAGATGTAAATTCTAAAATCATAGACAAGTCTCCCAAAACAAGGTCCATAAAGACAAAGACCTACCCCATTTCTAATATCGTAAGTCCTAATCCCGTAATAAAGATAAAAGATACTCTACCATTTAGAATTAGGCTCACAAATATTGGTGTTTCTGGTTACGGTGCAAACAATATACCTGGAATTGGCATACAGATCATAGGCTACAGTAACTATATTATTTAAGATTGTTTAAAACCACGCTATAATAGATACATGGCTAGAACTACCCTTAATTATGTGAAATCAACCTTTGAGACTGGAGATCGTCCCTCTCAACAGGATTATATCGACCTGATCGATACTTCGGCCGCACAGGCTACTGACCTTGGATCTTTTGGTAATAATGAGAATGTTATTACCGACATTTCAAATGTCACCATCATAGACAGCTTTGACGCTACTGAGTGGAGAATGGTAAAGTACATTGTATCAATCTCAAAGACTACAGCAGGCGACAACTACTTCTATGCAACAGAATTGACCCTACTAATGGACGGTACTGACGTATCAGTTTCAGAGTACGGCACAATAGACAATAATGGGAACATGGGCACCATTGATGTCTCTAGGACTGGGGACACTGTCGCTTTGACGATTACCCCAGACGCAATCATTAAGCCAGTGACCGTGCGATACGCTCGCCTCGGTCTCAAGGCATAATCAAACTAGGAGATAGAAAATGGCAACAGTCAATAAAGACTTTAAAGTAAAAGCAGGACTAATTGTTGAAGGCACAACTGCCAAGGTAAACAATTTTGATATTCTTACAAAGACAACCGCTGACCAAAACTATATTATTGGTCTTATCGGCGGCTCTGCTACATCAGCAGCAACCGCAGACACGGTAGTACTACGTGACGCAAACGGAGACTTCGCTGCAAACGAAATTACAGCAGATGTCGTTGGTAACGTAACTGGTAACGCTGACACATCCTCAGCACTTGCAACCGCTCGTACAATATCTATTAGTGGAGACGCTACTGGTTCTGTAAGCTTCGATGGTTCTGGAGACGCAGCAATTGCTGTTACTCTAGCTTCTTCATTTGCTACAGACACCGAGGTAGGAGTCGCAGCAGACGCAGCAGAAGCAGCAGCTAACCTTTACACAGATGGCGAAATCACTACGCTAGACGGATTGCTAAAGACCTATGCTGACACAGCAGAGTCCGACGCAGTTACAACTGCCGCAGGAGATGCTACTACTAAGGCTAACGCTGCTCTAACTAGCGCACAGACTTATGCTGACACAGCAGAAGCTGACGCAATCACTTCTGCTAACGGGTACACCGATGGCCGCGAAACTGCAATCACTACCGCTTACCAGGCTTACGCAGACGCTGCAGAGTCAGACGCTGTTACAACAGCTAACACTTACACAGACAACTCTGTAGCTGCTCTAGTTGACGGTGCTCCAGAACTTCTAGACACCCTAAATGAGCTAGCAGCTGCCCTTGGAGATAACCCAGATGTAATTACTAACCTAACCACCTCAATTGGTGAGAAGGTTGCTAAGTCTGGATCGACAATGACTGGACAGCTAGTTCTTTCTGCAGATCCTACCGTTGCACTAGGTGCAGCTCCAAAGCAGTATGTTGATGCAGCAGAGGCTGCAGCAGCAGCTACCGCTGCCGCATACACTGACGGCAGAGAGACAGCTATCACCACTGCTTACCAGACCTACGCGGACACAGCAGAAGCAGATGCTATTGCTACAGCTTCGGGAGATGCTACTTCTAAGGCTAACGCAGCCCTAGCAAGTGCCCAGACCTATGCCGATACAGCAGAAGCTGACGCAAAGACCTATGCAGATGGACTAACCTCAGGTGTTAATGCAACAATCTCTGCACTAGATACAGACGACATAGCAGAAGGTGCTACCAACGAGTACTTCACAGACACTCGTGCAAAGGTATCTACTGCTGCTCTTCTAACTGGTGCAACCAAGACAAACATTGTCATCACTGGAGACGAGAACGGTCTAGTCATTACCGCAGAAAACGGCGTTGCTGACTCTTCCACTACCGACCTATCTGAAGGCTCAAACCTTTACTTCACAAATGCTCGTGCAGTAACTGCTCTAGAGGCTGTAGTTCCTAACTTCACAGAGATAGATATCAACACTGTTGCTACACAGGTTGCTTCAACTTTGTCAGTTGCAACCGCATCCCAGGCAGTAGCTTATAGCTTTGCAAAGGCAGACTACCGCTCAGCAAAGTTCTTGGTTAAGGTTGCTTATGGAACACACACCGAGGTATCAGAGGTTCTTGTAACCCTAGACACTTCTGACAACATTGCGATCACTGAGTATGCGATTGTTGGAACCAATGGTTCTGCATCAGCTATCTCAGCAGGAATAAACGGTACAAACGTAGAGTTGCTAGTTACAACAACCAACAACACATCTACAGTAACCGTAATGGGAACACTACTAGCATAATAAATTGAGAAAAGGAGTGGCAGTTAATGGCTACAGTTAACAAAGACTTTAAAGTCAAAAATGGAATACAAATAGCAAATGACGGTACTTTCGGAGGTACTGTCACAGCTGCCACTCCTACTCAAAGCACACATCTAACAACTAAGGGTTATGTAGATGCACTTCTACAAGACCTTAACCTTGCTAGATCTGCTACCCCACCAGAGGGTGCTAGCGAAGGAGATATCTATCTAGATAGCACCTTTGGTCGCATGGGAATTTTCTTTAACGGCGTATGGGTATACATTGCAACTCTTACAGATGCAGAAGAGCTACCAGACCACATCCACGACACATCAATTGACGGAAACGGATTTATCGTTACCCGCTTTTATGATGGCGGTATCGTAACAGATGCTGGTGCTGATTATCAGGACGCAGGAACAGCCTCAACTACTTCATGGGATAACACATGGAATGGTGGAACGGCAACAGATAACTTTAATTAATTTTAATGCTATAATATAGTAGTAAATAAGGAGAGCATCAATGGCAACACGCATGCAACAGCGTCGAGGAACTGGGACTCAGTGGACTACCGCTAATCCAGTTCTAGCTGCAGGAGAAATCGGTTTTGAGACTGACACTAATCAGTTCAAAATGGGTGATGGGGTAAACGTTTGGTCAAGTCTTACTTACTTTATTGACACAACAGCCTTGTCTACATCTCTAGGAGACTATGTTCCACTAGCTTCTGCTGGTGCAGCAAATGGTGTTGCTACCCTGGATGCAAGCGGATTTGTTCCAGCTGCTCAACTAAATATTGATGTTACTGCAGATATTAACGCTGCAGTCGCAGCCCTTGTTGATGGAGCACCAGCTACTCTAGACACTCTTAATGAACTAGCCGCTGCTATTGGTGACAATGCAGACTTTATCACTACAATTAATACTTCTATTAGCGGAAAAGCAAATACTGTACACACACACGTGATTGCAGACATTACAGACTATGTCGACCCAGCCTTTAACCTGGATGGCGGCAAAGCAAATACTAACTATGGTGGGCTAGCGCCAATCATCGGTGGAACTTCAGGGAGCTTCTAATCATGGCAGTACAAATTCAACTTCGTAACGATACCGCAGCAAACTGGACATCAAATGATCCAACACTTGCTGTAGGAGAAATCGGCATTGAGACAGACACAGACCTATTTAAGCTAGGCGATGGTGCAACTGCATGGACTGCTCTTGGATATGGTGGAGTACAGGGAACTGCTGGAACAGACGGCGGCTTTGATACTGGCCAGACAATCGATGACAAGGCTACAAGCTATTCTCTTGTATCTGGAGATGCTGGAAAGCTGATTACAAACTCTGCAGCAATTACTATTACAGTAGATGATGTTCTTTCTGTTGGAGAGCAGGTTGACTTCCTTCAGAACAATGCCCTACAGATTACATTTGCAGCAGGTAGCGGAGTAACTCTAAATTCTAAAGGTGCAAAACTTCTAACAAATGCACAGTATGCACCAGCATCTGTAAAGTGCGTAGCTTCTGGAGTATATGTTTTGGTTGGTGATCTAGGATAGTATGGCCCCCTGGTTTTTTGGATATTTAGGAGCGGCTGGCGCTAGCGCTGCTAGTTCCTATGACCTACTTGAGTCGGAAGTTTTATCTACTAGCTCGACCAGTATTGTTTTTGAGAATCTTGATGTCTATGCTTCGGATTACAAACACCTTCAGATACGGGCTACAACTAGAGACACTAGGGCTATTAGTGGTTCAAACAATGTCATAATGACATTCAATGGTGACACAACCGCTAACTATCGCCAGATGCACTTTTTGAAAGGTGATGGTAGCACTGTCTCGTCTTATGCCGAGGCTACCACTAGCTACATAATTCCTTTTGCCGAACCCTCTGCCAGTGACACCACAGATGCGTTTGGCGTTGCTGTAGTTGACCTGACTGATGCGTTTAGCTCAAATAAATACACAACCTCAAGAAGCTTAAGGGGCATGAATCTTGATGCGGCTTATGCAACACAGGTTGGATTATCCTCAGGGCTGTGGATGAACACCGCATCACTAACAGAGATTTCTCTCGCTCCCATTGTTGGAGATTTTGCGGCTTACTCTAGGGTTTCTCTTTACGGCGTGAAAGGCTGATCATGGCTACATCTACATACATACCACTAGCAACACTCACGCTTGCAGTAGCAGCCAGTGAAGTGTCTTTTGGAAGCATTAGTCAGGACTACTCAGACCTTGTATTGATGATTGAACACAAAGGCGCTACGAGTAGCGTGCAAGGGCTTATCACTTTGAACGGTGATGGGGGAACTAATTACAAGTATGTTTATATATACAACACTGGCAGTTCAAGTGGCTCGAGTGCTGAAACTGCCGCTAGGCATTTTAACACTGAAAGCGGAACAACGACAGTAGCTAACATTACAAAAATGGAAATTTTTGACTACTCGGCAAGCGACAAGCATAAGTCTACGCTTGCTCACAATGGAAGAACAGGGTCAATACAAACAATAGTGTCGGGTCGCTATGCAAGCAATACCGCAATTAGCTCTATAGCCATAGGTGTTAACAGCGGAAGCTTTGCCATTGGCAGCACATTTAAATTATTCGGCATACATGGAGAGGTCTAACAATGGCTTACACACTTTTAGAAACGGTAACGGTAGGCTCAAGCGGAGCCTCAAGCATAGAATTTGACCCTATTGAGGGCGTAGATGGTGCAGACCTTAAGGTGCTTATTAGTGCGAGGTCAAACGCCTCTGGAATTGCGACTGAGTATAGGTTTCAGTTCAATGGTGATACTAGCTCTGTGTATCACACAACAGGTATAGCAGGTGACGGTTCTACTCTTAACCGCAGGGGTGTTGGTCCAACAAGCTTTCTTGAAAATCTCTCGTTGCAAAAGAACGGCGCTACGGCAAACACCTTCGGTAATGCAGAGCTTTACATTTCTAATTTCAGTTCTGCTCAGGACACATACGCTACTTTTATGGCGGTTAGCGAAAATAATGCTACCGAGGCGTATCAAGGCGTGGCAAACTTTTATCGTGATGTAGCTGAGGCAATAACCTCTATCAAGATTTATGCTACCGTAGGCGATTTTGTGGAATACACAACAGCCTCGCTCTACCTAGTCACAAACGCAGATGCAACTGGGGCAACAGGATCGTTTGTATTGCCGCCAAAAGCAACAGGTGGCACAATTACTAACGTTGATGGCTACTGGATTCACACCTTTACATCTTCAGGCACATTCACTCCTACCGAGTCTTTGACTTGTGACTATCTGGTTATCGCAGGTGGCGGCGGCGGTGGCGGTTCTCAGGGCGGTGGCGGTGGTGCTGGCGGATACAGAACTAGTTTTGGAACTTCTGGTGGTGGCGCTGGTGCTGAAACGGCATTGAGCTTGTCGGCAACTGGCTACACGGTCACAGTCGGCGCAGGTGGAACGGCTGGCGGTGGCGGTTCTGGTGGCACAGGCGTTAGCTCAGTATTTAGCACAATAACCTCTAGCGGTGGCGGTGGCGGTTCTACTGATGCAGACGGCGGCAACGGAGCAAGCGGCGGTGGCGGTTCAGCGCAAGGCACAAGTTATGAGGGAGGCTTTCCGTCTACTGGACAAGGCTTTGCAGGTGGTGCTGGCTCAAACCCTAACGGTGGTGGTGGTGGCGGTGCTGGCGAAGCTGGAAACACAGATGGTCAAAGACATGGTGGAGATGGAGTCTCTAGCTCTATATCTGGAACTGCTGTAATTCGTGCTGGCGGTGGCGGTGGTGGAAGCAATGGTGGTGCCCCTGGTCCAGGTGGCGATGGCGGTGGCGGTCAAGGCACTTCTAATAATTCAGCAGGTAGCGCCGGAACAGTAAACACTGGCGGTGGTGGTGGTGCTGGCGGTTCTACTGCTGGGGTTGGTAATGGCACTGGTGCAGCGGGCGGTTCTGGAATTGTAATTGTGAGGTATGCAGCATGAGTTATTTTGCAGAGATAGACAACGACAACATCGTTCTCAGGGTATTAGTTGGAGACAACGACTTTCCCAATGAGGGCTATGACTGGTTTGTAGAAAATCTAGGTGGCACTTGGATTCAGACAAGCTATAACGGCAACATTCGCAAGAACTTTGCAGGCGTAGGATTCAGTTATGACACTGAGCTAGATGCCTTTATCCCGCCTAAGCCTTATGAGTCTTGGACACTAGATGATACTTGCAACTGGACAGCGCCAACCCCTTACCCAACAGACGATAAACTATACACATGGGACGAAGATTCCCAGAATTGGAGTGAAGTAAATGAATGAAGCACCTATGAAGGTAGTGGTTGATGCTAAGGCTAAGACCACAAAATACATACCGCTATCTGCTGAGGAAATCACAGAGCGTGATGAAATGGCGGCACAGGCAGAGCTAGATCGCCAGGCAAAAGAAGCAGCAGCACAAGCACTAGCAGATCTTAAAGCATCTGCAAAAGCTAAGCTAGTTGCAGGAGAGCCACTAACTGCAGAAGAAGCAGACACACTAGTTATCTAGTAAACATCTTTTATAGGATAGTGGCTATGGCTCTTTTAGTCATAGTCATTATCTTTGTAAAAATAATGTATAATTGAATAAGACTTAAATAGGAGTGTCATGTCAACACGTATGCAACAGCGCAAGGGTACTGCAGAGCAGTGGACCTCAATTAACCCCATTCTTGCATCTGGAGAACTAGGTTGGGAATCAGACACCAATAAGTTCAAAATGGGTGATGGAGTTAATAGCTGGGCTAACCTGGGATACTTCATCGATCAGACAACTTTAAATACATCTTTGGGTGACTATGTTGAGATTGCTTCCTTGGGAACTGCTAGTGGTGTCGCTACCCTCGACGGTACAACCAATGTACCAGCATCACAATTAGGTAACGTTGACTTTACTGGATATGCTACAGAGACATATGCCGATACAGCAGAATCTGACGCGGTATCTACTGCAAACTCATATACAGATTCAGCAGTAGCAGCATTGGTAGATTCTTCTCCTGCTGCACTAGATACCCTAAACGAACTTGCTGCAGCATTGGGCGATGATGCAGACTTTGCTACTACCGTTACCAATTCTATTGCAGCTAAGGCTGACGCATCTCATACCCACGCTATCAGCGATGTAACGTCCCTACAGACTACTTTAGATGCTAAGGCATCTCTTACCCCCTCCGTAAATGCAAAGACCGCCAGCTACACGCTGACGGCTGCTGACAAGGGTGAAGTCATAACTGTTACTGGAACTAGAACAATTACCGTCCCAGGTTCTGTATTTTCTGCGGGAGATAGAGTAGACATCGTAAACATTGGTACTGGAGTTATTACAATTTCGGGTAGCGGAGCAACAATTAATTCTAAAGATGCTGCTGTGACCATCGATGCCCAGTATGCAGCAGCAACCGTTTTGTTTGGAAGTCCTACCGTGGCATATCTGATCGGGGCAATTGCATAATGAGCTTTATTCTTCTTGGAATTCTAAGCTCACAGGCTTCTGCTGGCTTCGACCCAGAATCGTTTTACACGGTATTCCTGGACGGTGCAGATAGCGAAGCTGGTATAACCGAAAAAGATGGCGTCCTGATAATCTGGCGAGGCAATGGTAATTACTGGCTACAAACGGGTGGTCCTGGCACTAGCTTTACAGCACTAACGGTGGATAACAACGTGGGTGCTTTTGGAGCTAACGCAAATGTCTTTATTGCAGTACCAAGAGGCTATGCTACAAACAGCGTTAAGATTTCGACAACTGGGGCTAGCGGTTCATGGACAACCGCACCCAACAGCAGCACCGACAACTACGGAGAACGCCGTGCAGTAATAGCAAGCCCCGTTGATCCGAATGCATTTTACATAAGCGGTAGGGTAGGAGAAATGGAAACAGATTTCATTTACTACTCCCTTAACAATGGTGTATCTGGAACTGGACCCCTGACCTACGCTCAGCAGTCCCACAGATTTAACCAAGCCGCCAGAAGCTCAAGTGAGTGGATGATTCAGCCTACGCTTTCAAATTTCAACTCAAATGATTTTGTTTATTTTATAGGTAATGGCACATCTTGGACTCAGTACACTTCCTCCCTGAACTGGAATGATGGCGGCAGATCTGTCACCACAGACGGGACTTATTTTTATGGGACAAGAAGCAATTCTAAACAGCTTTGGAAAAGGACGGGTACGAACACTTTTACAACAGCTCCCGACCCACTACAGCTTAACGGCAATAGCGTTCTGCACTACGCTTTTGGTACATTCTTCTTCTGGCTACAGCAGCATGGTTCATATTGGTATTCAGATACTTGGAATAGCGGTTATACACAGGTCAGTATCGGTAGTACTAGATTAAATAGCGAAACAAGATTTAACGGCCCACAATCTTCTGAGACTAATCAAAAGGTTTATGTCTCTAGGGTTGACCAAGGAGGCTTCATTGCAATCGGATAAGGGAAAAAAATGAGATACGAAATAAACGAAGAAAAAGCTTTCGAGCTAAAAATTTGGCTTGATGATGAAGCAGAAATGCCTACAATCATTCAGCCGCATTGGCCAGACGGAACAGCTTGGGCTAGTGCTGAGGAACCTCAGAGCTGGGCAGAGGCAACAATCGCTCACGCATCCGACCCTGACGCTCAATTTATGGCTGGTCCAAGACCATCAGATCCACTAATGCCAGTGCCGTCCATTCCCACAACAGCCGAAAAGCTGATGCAGCTTGGACTCACCGTCGAGGAGCTAAAAGAAGTCCTAGATTCAATAGGCTAATAAGCCAAGCTTAAACACTAGTAGTTTTAAGATTAATGCCTGCTATGTATTTATCTACTCATCCATGCTATAATTTAAGTAATATTAGATAGGGTATCAATGTCAAAGAAAATTATTTTTAAACCGTCAATTCCTGAGGAATACCTTGCTGGAAATGTGCCAGTACCAGCAGTAAAGGCTATTCCAGAATGGTTTAAGAAGTTTGGAAGGTATAAGGGCGGCAGTAAAAAAATAGAGCACTACGCCGATGGAAATCAGAACACAACAATCAAGGCTTGTCCACCAATAATGGACGCTTTTTCTACTGGCTACATTATTACCCTAAGAAGTGACATATTTGTAAGAAATGAAAATGATGAAATTTTCGTAACTTGGTCCTACGGCACCCCAGAGTTTGTTTCCAATCATCATCAGGACCAGGTTCCAGATGCTCTTGTACCAGAATATTGCAATCCAAAACCCTTTAAGTTCGAGAATGCTTGGTCGATGATTTTGCCAAAAGGATATTCCGCTCTGATTACCCATCCATTTAATAGAAATGATTTGCCGTTTTTAACTCTATCTGGAGTTGTTGACCTAGATGGCTATCACAATACAGTAAACCTGCCTTTTCTTTTTAAAAAAAACGCCAGCGGAATCATTCCAGCAGGAACCCCAATTGCCCAAGTTTTTCCATTTAAAAGAGAGGCGTGGCAGCATTCAATCGAAGAACACGACCCAAAGTTCACCCAAGCCCAATTTTCAAAGGTCAAGTCAAAGATAGAAAAGGGATACAAGCTGCTTGATTGGAACAGGAAAGATTTTAAATAACACGCTATAATTATATAAGTAAATACCCTAGGAGTCATAAATGTCAACACGCATGCAACAGCGTCGAGGTACTTCAGATCAGTGGACAGCCGCCAATCCAGTTCTTGGAGAAGGCGAGATTGGCTGGGAGTCTGAGACCAACAGCTTTAAGATCGGTGACGGTGTCAATAACTGGACCACCCTTTCATACTTCCAAGATGCTGCAGCACTAGCTACTGCTCTTACCGACTATTACACTTCTTCTCAGGTAGATTCAGAAATCTCTACCGCCGTTGCAGGGATAATTGATTCAGCCCCAGGAGCACTAGATACTCTTAACGAGCTTGCTGCAGCCATAGGCGATAACGCAGATTTCATTACTTCAATCGGAACAGACGTTACAAATGCAGAGACCAATGCAGTTGCTACTGCAGCAACCTACACAGATGGTAGAGAGACAGCCATCACTACTGCATACCAGGCATATGCTGACACTGCCGAGACAGATGCGGTATCTACAGCTAATACCTATTCAGATGGTCTAGCTACAAACTATGACGCTGCTGGTTCAGCGGCTACTGCACAGTCTAACGCTAACGCCAACACGGATTCTCTAATTGGAGACGCAACGGTTGACGGCACAGCGGGAAACACTGTCGCTGACAGGATATCTACTGCACTCTCTAATGTCATAGATTCAGCCCCAGGAGTGCTAAACACCCTGAATGAGATAGCCGCAGCAATTAATGACGATGCAGACTTCTTTACAACAATTAACACTTCAATTTCTACAGCAGAGTCAAACGCAAACAATTACACAGATTCAGCGGTAGCTAGTGCTCAACCAACTTTCACAAACAACTTTATGTTGATGGGTGCCTAAAACATCTGTTATAATAGAACAAGAAAATAGGAGTAATTAATGGCGACAACGTACAAGATCTTAGGACAGGCTGCCCCTGCTAATACAAGCAATGCAGACCTATACACAGTACCATCTGCTACAGAGGCTGTCATTTCAACCCTCCTAGTAACCAACACAACTGCGACAGATGCTACCTGCAGAATCTTTGCAAGAGCAGCAGGAGCATCAGCTGCTACGTCTAACGCCATTGTCTACGATGGAACGGTTACAGCAAATAACTTTACAGCTATTACAGTTGGAGTTACGCTATCCGCTACAGACGTCATCACAGTACAGTCTGGTACTACCGACGCACTAACATTCCAGGCATTCGGATCGGAGATTGCATAATGGCAGTAAGTAGTTTCGGCGCAGCGGCAGCATCATCATCTGGTTCATTCAGTAACTTTTCGGTATCTGTCACATCTACAGACAACACTACGGTTCCCCTAAACTCAGATTACCCAGCAGGAAGATATGAAGTATCCCTAGAAGGCGGAGACACAACCTTTGATATTTACGCCGTATCTAAAAATGGACTTTACGCTGGTTACACAAATACTTCATTCATAGAGGTTTCCGACATCTTTAACAAGGTGATCGTTATCGGTGCAGCTCTAGGTGAAAAAATACTCTTTACATACTCTGGAACGCTTAATTCCACAACTTCTGCTGGTGACTCAGTAGTTTCTGGAGCCTTTGTATCTACCATAGGAACACCATCTCTTCCAAACATAGATACCGCAACTCTTATAACTGGAGGAAACTTCGCATCTGATGTTCAGGTAGAGTTTATTGGCCAGAACAACGTTCCTCAGTCAGCTAAGTCTGTAACGAGGATATCTTCGACTCAGCTAAATGCCGTAAGGCCAGATAGCTTCGATGTATCTAATTCTCCATATACTCTTTCTGTATCTAACCCAGGAATACCAGTTCCTACTGGCTCTAACGCGCACAAAGTTGTAAACGGAATGACCGCTGGTTCAGTCCCGTCATGGGTTACTGGAACTTCAGCTTTCTACAACCTTCAGGGGGTTACAACAGCTACCCTGCTAGAAGCAACAGATTCAGACTCAGGCGTTGTATACACCGTTGCTGCTGGTACTTTACCAGCAGGGCTAACCTTAAATGTAAACGGAACTGTAGAAGGAACCTTTAGCGGATCGGCTTCCGAAGGTGATTCAACCGCTATGACTATTAGAGCGACCGATGATGGTGGCAACTTTACAGACAAGGCTATTAACTTTATAGCTAATGACAAGCCAGTATGGGTGACTTCATCACTACCAGACGCAGGCATCGCCGTTGCTTACTCCCAGCAGCTTTCTACTTCTACTGGCTCGGCTGGCGGAACTGTAACCTACGCGGTCCAGTCGGGAGCCATTTCCGACGGAATAACCCTGTCTAGCTCTGGACTTGTATCTGGAGCTTCTTCTGCAACCCCAGGAACAACAGCCACATTTACGGTTAGAGCAACGGATGCCGCTGGCTCCTTTGCAGACCAGTCACTTACCATTCTGACCAACCCACCACTAACGGTATCGGGTGGGTCATTGTCTAGCGATGCAACATATTACTACAACAGCTTTAGCTCTAGTGGTAGTATTACGATTAGCGGCGGACCATTGTCTTGCGACGTAACCATTCAAGCTGGCGGCGGTGGTGGCGGTGAGAGCGGTTCAGGCGGCGGCGCTGGCGGTGGCGGCTGTCTTACATACTACGGACAGTCAACAGAGACTACATCTATTAGCGTCGGCAGCGGTGGCGGCAGCGGTGGCGGCGGCGGAAGCTCAGCCATGGGCGGCATTGGATCAACGAGCGGTGGTGGCAACGGTGGCTCATACACAGGCGGTGGCGCTGGCGGCTCTGGTGGTGGCGGAGCCTCAACAAACAACCCAAGAAGCGGTGGGCCAGGCATCTCTGGCCAAGGAAACAACGGCGGCTCTGGAGCCAATTCTGGCTCGGGCGCAGGCGGTGGTGGCGCTGGGGGTGGCGGTGCAAATGGTTCTGGTTCAATCTCCACAAACTCTGGCGGAGGAGCAGCTAGAAGCGTCTTCGGCATGACCTTTGGTGGTGGCGGCGCTGGTGGATCCTTTGGAAATACCACGACTTATTACGGAAGCGGCGGCGGCTTCGGCGGGGGCGGCACTGGCGGATACAACGGTAACGCTGGCGGCGCTGGCCAAGCAGGAAGAGTAGTGGTTAGATACCTAAGGAGCTTAATAGACTAATGAGTAAAAACTTTGCGAAAATAGAAAACGGCATCGTAGTTGAAATTCTTGTTGCCCCATCGGATGCTTCATCTAGCTTCTTTGGAGAAGCTCTCAACAGGCCTGGCCAGTGGGTTGAATACAGCCTAACTGGAGCGTTCAGAAAACTTACTCCGATTTTAGGATCAACATACGATGAAGACTTAGACATCTTTATACTCCCAAGGCCACATGCGTCTTGGTCCTTAGACGGTAATAATGACTGGCAAGCTCCAGTCTCACTACCTGCAGATTCTTGGACCCCAGATTCCGACAGCGGAATGGTTTATGTTTGGGAAGAAGAGTCTCAGTCTTGGATCGGTGTCAGCCAGCTATAGGGCAATTGCCTAAATGGTTTGCCCTAGTGTGGTAAAATAGACTAGGAGAAATATGACTAGTCCGTCCAACCTATATGCAGAAAAGGTGTTTGCTGAGCATCCACTTGCTTTGTGGGCATTGGATGATAAAGCTGATTATATTTCTACAATACCAGATTCCTTTAGAGATATCTCAGATGCAGGGTGGACAATATCAAATGCCACGGCAACACCCAATCTTCTAGTATCCGATGAGCCATTTCCCGATACTTTTACTACAACACTTACTGGAGATGGCTCTGGACAAGTAGTAGCTGTTAGTCCAGAAATAACTAATACCGCCATACTTAGCTCAGAGCTAGCTACCTTTGCAATTGGGCTATACGCATATTCTGACAGCGTATACGTATCTGGTTTTGAAATCGGATATGAATATGACTCTGGAGGAGTCACTACTCAAGTTCTAAAAACATTTAATACATCGGTAATCAAAAACTGGCTATTCTTATCAGAAACCTTCGACATACCAGAAGAGGGCACAGATTTCAGGGTAGTAATAAAGATAAACTATATTGCTCTAGGAACCCCACCAGGAGATTATGTATTCTACATAAATGGATTATCAGTTGGTCAATGGTCAGAAGAATTCCACTCCTCTTCTTTGGGAGTTTCTACAACTTCATTCCCCAGCAATATTGCACTTAGCCAGTCTACTGCGGTAGCAGCAAGTGCCTATGGATTACAAGAAAACAATGCATACTACCTAACTAGCGACAACGCTCTAGTTGCTAGAAATTCTGGTATTCCAATGGTATACGGAGCATCAGATGTTACCCTGCTTTCCGCAAACAGCAATAACAAGCCATCACTGATCATACCAGGACTTGGCTGCCTAAATGAAGCTGGTAGATATAAGACTTATACAGTAGAAATGTGGATGAGGATTAACGCAGGCTCAGCAGAAGAGCGAAGAATCTTTGGACCAATTTCCTCCACAGATGGTCTTTATGTAGAGGGTGCATTCTTAACCTTAAAGATAGGCAATAGCTCTGGTTCTCATTTTGTTGGAGAGTGGTTCAGGCCAATGCTCGTTGATGTTCGAGTATCTCCAAACTCTGCAAGCGTATTGCTAAACGCAGAAGAAATTATATCGTTTGAGATTGATCAGACAACCCTGGTCCTGCCAACAGAGTACAACGCATCTGCAAAGAGTCAGGACTGGCTAGGGTTTTACGCTTATGACGACGTCACTCCAATTGGGGTAGACGCAGTTGCCATATATTCTTACCTAGTTCCTCTAGTAATAGCAAAACGCAGGTGGGTATATGGACAAGGTGTAGAGCTTCCAGAAAACATTAATACTGCATACAGCGGAACGTCAACACTTATAGACTATTCTTTTGCAGACTACACGAATAGCTACAGCTATCCAGATCTTGGTAGATGGAACCAGGGTGCTAAAGAAGGATTTTCGACAGACAGCAATCGGCTATCTTTTGCTAATTATGCACTACCAGCAGTGTACTTAAATAACAAAACATACGACCAGCTAATAACAGCATGCTCTGCAATCGTAAACCCACTAGGGGACGTAATAACCCTAAAGCCACCCACCTGGACAGATACGACTGGATACCTTCTCTTTGACAAGCTAAACATTCTTGATGAAAAAACAGCAGCAGTGTACGGACTGTTTGAGGAAGACACACCACCCACTACAGAAGAAGTGCTGTTTAAGCTAGAGAATCCAGCAACTGGAAACTACCTAAAGATCACTAGCTTACAAGATGAGGTCTTGTATAAGTTTTATTACAATGGTGTGGAAGAAACTATATATACCACAACAAAAAATCCAGGTAGTGAGATCATATTAGCGGGCATAGACATTAAGAAATTTGCTAATAGCTTTGGCAAAAACGTATCGTCTTTCCTGGGCAACCCTAGCCAGATAAAGGTTTACGTTGCAGGCAGCAAAGAGCTAGACCAGACATACTCTGGATACATACACAACATATCCTTCTCTACTGACAGAAACCTAATAGACATATCTGGATGGTTTGACAGCACAGGAGTTCTTCAGAACTACCAGGACCTATTTGACGAGTATGCTATTGGAGCAATCGCAGATGCTGGAGACGCATACTTTGGTAACGACGGTGACTATTGGGAGACTCTTTGGGATGCCGAATTCCCAGAGACATTCCCCACAGAGCCAATTACAGAGTACGTAGCTAGTTATACACTTCTGCCACAGAAAAGATTTGGTACTCTGGCATTGGATATTTCTACAGATTCTTACTGGGAAGATTACCAGCCACTCTCCTACTTCGCACAGTTTGTAAAGGATGCTGAGAACAACTCATTCTATGACCTAGACTTTATTCAGTTTAACGTCGACTACCCAATTCCAACCAGCATTGTTAATGGGGTATACGACACCTCAAGCTCTATCGTAAAGACATATGTATCCTTTAAGTACGTAAATTCTGGTGTCAGTTCAACCAAGACATCCTTTTCTAGTACAGTATCCCTATCCACAAACAATGTCGTAGAGCCAGGAGATGAATGGCTATATACAAAGTATGAGGTTATAGACGGTGCTATCATATACCCTCCAGGAAACACTGGGTTTGAAGGCATAGCCATAATGGTTCACATAGAGGCACAACCGACTGGAGTACTTAGCCAGCCACTAGGTATAAGATCACTTAAGCTATCCTCACAGGCATTCAACAAGTATTCCTCTAACCCAATTGGAACACGATTCGGAACACCAATATACCCATATAAGAAGTCTGGCGTTTACTTTGACTACAAGAGCAGAAATCCATTCTCAATATACAAGGGCAGCACACCTTACCTATACCTTACAAAGAATAGCGGTATTAAGCAGGTAGGTGATTATGACGCACTTGTTGACAGAGGGCTTTCCATACCAATTAACCAAGGACTGTCGTCAAGCTTTAACGTAATTGCAATGCAGATGGCAGTAAGGTATTCAGATCCCGTTTTCCCAGCAGCAGAAAAGCAAATATTTGAAGTTCAGAGCAATAACGCTTACCTAAAGTTTTACGTAGTTTCTACACATCCCGATGGAAAACGTGGGAAAATATATGCAAAAAACACACTTACTGGTCAATTAGAAAACGGAATTGCTTTTTATCTTAATGGCAAGATTGTAAAAGAGCCAGAGCTGACAATAGATGAGTGGGCCATGCTTGGCTTCAGCTTCGCTAACAACCTAAACTTTGACAACTTCTCGGGGGCAGTGAGGATTAATGGTCCAATCTTGGTAAACACCATAACACATTACGAGTCAACAAACCTACAAGAGGTTCAGAATACATCTATAAGGCCATGGTTTAAGGTAAAGTTCCTGGGTACATCAGAGCTAGACTGGCAGTTCTGGGCTAATGCCTATCTATGGAATGGCGTATTGGTTCTTTCATCAACTAGCTACTACGGTGTGAACCCAGCCGATATATACAAGACTTACACTGGCACAAACAAGTTTATTGTTGACGATGAACGGGATTTGCGTTTCGGTCAATACGAATATAATACTTATAAAGACATTTCTTGGCAGTCTGCTACGGTAAGACCTGCATAGTATGGTATACTAGTGGTTATGAATAATCAAAAACCACGCTTCCCTGGTCAGATCGGTGAGACAAAGATCCAGGTTATAGAGGAAAAGTTCTCTAATTATGGAACATATGTTTGGGTAAAGCCCAATGGCAAGCCATTTATGGACAGCGATAAGAACGCACTGTCAATCGAGGGCATGAGAGACGACAAGTCAAGGATTAAAGCTCTGCACGACGCAGCAACATATTGGGGTCAGCCCGACGGAAGAGCAGTCTTTTATCCTAACATGAAAAAGATTTCAGACGAAGAACACTCCGAGCAGGTCGATAGAATGAAGCAGGGGCTTATCCCAAGCATGAATGACCTAGGTGCACTTACAGCGGCAAAGAAGACGCTAGATCTTTATGGAGATGAAGGCTAATGGACGAATATTATATTAATGCAAGCTTGCCAGATATCGAGCAAAAGGAAGATCTGTTCAAGGCACAGGACCCATTCAACAAGACCTGGGATGACCTCAAGTCTCTTTCTGGTCTAGAAAAGAACTTCAAGCGTAGGACCGACAGGGTAGTAAAGGCATACGACGAGGCAGTAGGCAGCTACGTTGATACCCTGTCTCCTCAGTATACAACAAGCGCTAGGGCTATAAGCTCTGGTAACGGTGCAGCTTCAAAAGAGATAAATCCAGGTAACGTCTATAGAAATGGATACGGACTCTTTGACGTAATAACACCACCATGGAACCTATACGAACTTGCCAACTATTACGACACATCCTTTGCTAACCACGCAGCTATTGATGCCAAGGTAGAAAACATTGTAGGCCTTGGGTTTGACTTTAAGGTGTCCGAGAGGACAATGCTAAAGCTTGAAGACAGCAATAATGAAGAGGCCACAGCAAGAGCTCGCAAACGAATAGAGCGATCAAAAATTGAGATAAAAGATTGGCTAGAGAACCTAAACCAGGATGACTCATTCACTAATACAATGATGAAGTTCTACACAGATGTTCAGGCTACTGGAAACGGATACCTAGAGGTTGGTCGTAAGACTAACGGCGACATTGGATATGTTGGTCACATACCAGCTACAACAATGCGGGCACGTAGACTTAAAGATGGATATGTGCAGATTATCGGACAAAAGGTTGTTTACTTTAGAAACTTCGGGGCAAAGAACCAGAACCCAGTAACAGGGGATCCAAGACCAAACGAGATCTTGCACTACAAAGAGTACTCACCACTAAATACTTTTTACGGTATTCCAGATATCATGTCTGCCATATCATCATTGCAGGGAGACCAACTAGCCTCCCAGTACAACATTGACTACTTTGCTAATAAAGCAGTTCCAAGGTATGTTGTAACTCTAAAGGGTGCAAAGCTTTCTGCAGATGCAGAAGACAAGATGTTCAGGTTCCTGCAGACCAGTCTTAAAGGCCAGTCGCACAGAACACTGTATATACCTCTGCCTGGAGACTCTGACAATAACAAAGTAGAGTTTGACATGAAGCCAATTGAGAATGGCGTTCAGGAAGCATCTTTTAATGAATACCGTGTTCGTAATCGTGACGATATCCTAGTTGCTCACCAAGTACCTTTGTCAAAAATTGGTGGTGCAGACGCTTCCTCAATCGCATCAGCTTTGGCACAGGACAGAACATTCAAGGAGCAGGTCGCAAGACCAGCACAGACTAACCTAGAAAAGATGATTAACAAGATCGTTCGTGAAAGAACAGATGTTCTAGAGTTTAACTTCAACGAGCTAACCCTAACTGACGAGATCGCTCAGTCGCAGATATTAGAGCGTTACATAAAGACACAGGTTATGACTCCAAATGAGGCCAGGGCAACACTTGGCCTACCACAAAGACCAGACGGTGATACTCCATTCGAGATGTCAACACGACAGTCTGCAGATGCTAGGGCTAACCTTGCTGGTAATAGAGAGAGGGATGCGGAAAGAACAAACAATAACTCCGACAGTCCATCAACTATTTCTGGAAGAAACGCTCAAGGGGAAGGTTCGTCAAGCGAATAATTTTATAATTTTATGTTATAATATTGTTATATTTTGACAAAATGGGTATATAATAAGGTAGTATGACTATTTCTAAAGCACAGTGGGACTCAGACGGCGACAACCTACGTCTGTCAATGCCATTCAGCAAGGTTGATAAAGAGCGTAGAATCGTCTCAGGATTTGCAACGCTTGACAATGTAGACAAGCAAATGGATATCGTAACTACAGATGCTTCTCTTAAAGCATTTGAAAGATTCCGTGGAAATATTCGAGAGATGCACCAGCCACTTGCAGTCGGCAAGATGGTTTCCTTCAAGGAAGAAAAGTATTTTGACCCAGAAACAAAGAAGTTTTATTCAGGCGTTTACGTATCTGCCTATGTCTCTAAGGGTGCACAAGACACCTGGGAAAAGGTTCTAGATGGAACTTTGTCTGGGTTCTCTATTGGCGGTAGAATGAATAAGTGGGATGACGCTTATGACGAAAAGGCAGATCAGTCAATTCGTATCATTAAAGACTATGACCTAGTAGAACTATCACTAGTTGACACACCAGCAAATCAGTTTGCAAACATCCTTTCCGTTGAGAAGGTAGATGGCGCTGACGTAATAAAAGGTGACACAACAGAAATTGAAAACGTATTTTGGGATAACGAAAACTCTATCGTTGTTCTTTCCAAGGAAGAGTCTTCTGAGAGCCCAATTAGTGGCAACCCCATGAAGAACATAGGTTTCGTTGAAACAAATGACAGCGAAAAATCAGGAATGATAAAGTTCTTAGTTGATAGTGCCAAAGGTACTAATCTTGCTAAGATGGACAAGGAGGAAGATCCTATGACTGACAATACAGAAGCAGAAGTAGTCGAAGAGACTACCGTTGTAGACGCAGCATCGGTCGCTCCAGAGGCAGATACAGGATTAGAAGCCGCCAAGGCTGATGAGACTGACGTTGCCAAGACAGATGACATGGACGAAGACGACATGGAGGAAAAGGCTGACGAAGCTGAAGCCACCGAAAAGTCTTCATACATGGAGGAAGAGGAAGATGACAAGTCGTATGACGAAAAGTCAGACTCCCCTGCCCCAGCTGTCGAGGTAACTGAAGAAGTATCAAAATCAAACGAGGTTGTTTCTGCAATTGCAGAGATTAAAGACGACCTTGCCACAGCCTTTAGCGACCTAACATCGGTAGTAAAGTCACTTAATGACGAGATTACCGAACTAAAGAAATCAATCGGCACAGCTAACGCTAAGCTACAAGATGCTGAGAATGGTTTTACAGAACTTGGAAAGAGGGTTGATGCAGTTGAAACTGACACCGCTTTCCGCAAATCTGGCGATCTAGGCGAGATCGTACAGGAGGCTCAGATAGAAAAGTCTGAGCAATCCCTATGGGGTGGCCGTTTCCTCAAAACTGCCGACTTATTTAATTAATAATAATAATATAAGACAAAACAATCACTTAGGAGGTGACAATATGTCGGAAGAGATTATCAAAAACAATCCAGACGCAACCGGAGATGACTCAGGTCTATTTAACGGAGAAGGTTCATTCGCATCTGGTGGTATTGGTGGTGTAACTAGCCCAGGTGCAAGCACACTGGGTAACACCCCAACAGCTACTTTCGGAGGTACATCTGGAGCGAACGCTGTAAACCCTTCTGGTGCTGCTGGTAGTGGTATCCTACGCCCTGAACAGGCACGTCGTTTTATTGACTACGTTTGGGATGCAACCGTTCTCGCCAAAGATGGACGCCGCGTAACTATGCGTGCAAACACAATGGAGCTAGAGAAGGTCAATGTTGGAGAGCGTGTTATCCGTGCAGCTGCACAAGCTGTCGGTGACTACACCAACACTGGTGCTACATTCAGCAAGGTGGAGCTTACTACAAAGAAGATCCGTCTTGACTGGGAAGTATCATCAGAGTCTCTGGAGGATGGCATCGAAGGTGCTGCTCTAGAGGACCACCTAGTTCGTTTGATGACAAATGCTTTTGCAAATGACATTGAAGACCTAGCAATCAACGGTGATGGAACAACAGGAAACTTCCTGTCCATCATGGATGGCTTTGTCAACAAGGCTACCACTGGAGACGCACACGAGGCTGTAGTTACTGTAGCCAATGGTGGATGGACTCCAGAGGTTATGCAGAGCATTATCCTGGCTATGCCACGTAAGTACCGTGCAATCAAGAACAACCTAAAGTTCTATGCGGGTACAGACGTGTTCCAGGGTATCGTTAAGAACAACGGTACACTTGCAGACGCAATTGCTGAGGCCTTCGGATCTCACGCAGGTGCAGCAGGTACACCAGATAACCGCCAGTCTTACCTAGACGGTGCCGCTCAGACATTCGGTAGTGCTCGCACTACTCGTGTTCTTGGCGTAGATGTTCAGGAAGTTCCTTACTACCCTGCAGGATATGTCGACTTGACATTCCCACAGAACCGTGTATGGGGATTCCAGAGAGACATCACCGTTAACCGTGAGTACCAGGCAAAGAAGGACACCATTGAGTACACCGTATTCGTACGTTTCGGTATTCAGTGGGAAGAAGAGGACGCCATCGCATTTGCTGACGCAGCTGCAGATAGCTAAATCTGATTAACCTTATTGTTAGGGAGCAGGGGCATTCGCTCCTGCTCCCTTTCATTATTCTGGTATAATTGTTGTGTAGATGGAGAATATAATGTCAGGCAAGATATCAAGTACCAGTGCTGAAAAGCCTGAGACGGAAAAAGACATTGCTGCCATAGCGCTAATCAGCGGTGGCGTGATAGGTGTCGGGACTGCTTCAGCTAAACCTAAAGTAAAAGTAAAGAAGGAAGAGACAAAGCTCACCACTGTTGCTATCTTTTCCTCAAGAAATATTAACTGGCAGGGTGTAGGTAGCATCGTAAAAGGCTATAACTTTGTATCCGAAGAAGCATCTAATACTTGGCTAACAAGAAGTGCTGTTCGGATAGCATCTCCAGACGAGATTAAAGCAAACTTAGGATGACTAAATGCAAATATTAAGAGTTTCCCCATATCCCCTAGTGGCATCTTGGGATGTACCATTAGCAAATACTAGCTATACCCTAGAGCTAGAAGACTCAGTAGACCACTTTAAGAAGTCTGTAGCTGTTACCTCATCTGCTACAAAGAAAATAAGCTATAGCCTACCACAGAGTGAAGTAGAGTTAGACAGAGAATTCTCGGTAAGAGTGTATGATGCCTCAGGTGCCACAGTCGTAATTAGCGATTTGAATGTGTACCGTCCATACGTAGACCCCAATGCCTTGGCAGCAACAGGCACCGCAACTGAAATACAGGAGTATACAACTCTTGAGATAGTTGCCAGGTCCATAATCGATGAGTTTTTAGAAGATGGCTTTTATAATAAAAAAGAAGTTGTTCAGTCCGTAGGAAACGGCACAGACTACTTTCCAGTTTGGAGCCAGGTAAACAAGGTTCTAAAGGTATATGAAAACAATAGCCTAGTATTCGACGGTGAAGACAGTGCATTGGCTATCTCTGGTTTCTATGACGTAAATCAAAGCATCACAGATAACGTAGCCCTAACTACATCGGTTATTAATGAGTATGGTGTTGGTCATACAGTTACACTATCAGGCTTTGACTCTGTAAACTACAATGACTTAAATGCAAGTTTTAGGATTACCGAAATAATAGATGAATATTCTTTTAGAATTAACAAGACAATAGCAGACTACTCTTTAGCCATACCTAGTTCTTTTGGAACATCTAAAAGATTTTGGAATGAAAACTACGCGGTAACCATGGACAATTCTGCAATATACAAGACCTACGCAGATCCTATAAATAGGTATGAGTCAGCACCGATAACCCTTCCATCTGGATCGGGAGACATCTGGACTGGGACATACTCAACAAAAGCTTTTGAGAAGTCAGTTGACTATGTGTTTATTCTAGATGCTGGTCCAAAGATAATAGCACCAGACATTGCCTACGCAGCCAAGCTTCTGGTTGAAGATATAAAGTGCGGCAAGTTAGAATACTACCAAAGGTACGTTTCTTCCTATAACACAGACCAGTTCAAGATACAGTTTGATAGCAGGATTATGGACGGTACTGGAAACATGCTTGCAGATAAGATTCTAGCCAAGCACTACAAGTCAATAAAGAAGTTGGGAGTGCTGTAAAATGGCTTGCGGCGATCTAACAGACTACATGTTTCCAATGGAAGCAGAGATCTACCACCCCATCGTTGAGCAGTCTGCTGGGTACGGTACTGTAAAGAAGTCATGGATAGCCGATCGTTCAATTGCTTGCAGCTTTGTATCATCTAATCCAAGTCAAGAAGAAATAAAGCCTAACGTAAATATCACACAAGACACCACTTTGATAGGCAGGATAAAGAATGATTCTCGTCTATCAGACAGAGGCTCAAAGAATTCCATAACAAACGTAATCTTTACAAACATTACAGATAAAAACTGCAACCCTCTATACGTTGAAACATCTGGTCCTAGAGCTGGCAAGTCCACTATTTTCGAGGTAGCGTCCCAGACACCATTCATTGGTCCATTCGGAGGAATCTCTTACTACAATGTAGTGCTGAAGCGATCTGAGAATCAGGCGGCAGACCTTTGATAAGTGTTAGGTTTGACAATGTTCAGTTTGAAAAAGACATGAAGAATATCTTAGATTATTCATCTGGCTTTATGGAGGGAACTCTCAGAGGTAAGAAAGAGTTGTCTAAAAGACTTGGAGAGATAACTGTAGAAGGTCTTAAGCAGTTCATAGATTCTAATGCCAGGGTAAATCCAGAAGCCCTACAGCACGTCTATGAGTGGTATATGTCTGGAAGCCCAGACGCAAGACTATTTGACATAACTTATACAATCACTGGATCTGGTTTATCTCTACAATCAACCTTTAGGCAATCGTCATCTATAAAGAGCGGCTCTGACGTTCCATTCTATGACAAGGCAAGGATTATGGAGTATGGAATTCCAGTAACAATTACCCCCAGGAAATCTCAAAAGCTAGTCTTTGAACAAGACGGAGAGACTGTGTTTACTTCAGGAACCGTCAAAGTTTCGGAACCAGGAGGAAAGGCTGCAAGGGGTGGCCTGGAAGAATCCTTTAATATATTTATGTCTCAATATTTCTCTCAAGCATTCTTGAGGTCGACAGGGATAGTAGACTATCTTGAAAACCCATTTGCCTATGTGAAAAATCTTAAAAGAGGCAAGAAGGTAGGAAGATCGGCTGGCTTAGAAACTGGCTATAAGTGGATAACTAGTATAGGGGCTGGTATTGAATGACAGAATCATTATTAAACACACCAATACTTTGGATAAATAGTTACATACAAGAAAAGCTTGCGACTGTAAGTTCTGGAATAGGAGTACCATTCTTCCCATCTAGACCTTCAAACATAGAAGATTTAACAGAGCAGTACATGACCGTTAATGGCAATATCTATCCCTACTCAGGCGTGATGTCAACTTGGGATAGGATGTTTAGAATGAGAAGGTCTCCGTTCCCACACATAAAGGACGAGCAAGTCCTATACTATTTTTATGCTACTCAAGAAAATGCTACGGAAAAGATGATTCAGGTTCAGGAGCACCTGCTCAGGATGATGGATCGTGAAGATGAAACAGCAGAAGAAATAAACCTTTGGGCAAAAAACAAGGGTGCTATTAATGTCGGAACAGAGCAGTCACCCATAAACGTTACAAACAAGTTTTACTTTCACACCTTTAAGGTGTACCAGCTAGAAGAGGTCCGTGACGTAATAGATTTTGGAACAACTAGAACATTTGGTGGTAATAAAATAATCATTGATTACAAGTATCACCAGATGCCAGACTTAACAAATAATGACCAATCGCTATGATATAATATCAAAAGACTGCTATAATGGTTGTGAGGAAACACCGCCCACTTATTCTAATGAAAAAGAGGTGAAATATTATGGCATATACACGTGGTTCAAGTTCTAATATCATTGTTGGTGCAGCAGCACTATTTACATATGAAGCAGGAACTCTAACAGACGCTGACCTACCAGCATACGTTGAAGATGAGGCGTTTACGACAACACTGTCCGACGACGTAGACTTCAGAAATGTTGGTTACACTATGAATGGTCTGGAAATTGTTTTCCAGCCCGACTTTGGCGAGGTACAGGTAGACCAGGTTCTTGACGTTGCAAAGCTATACAAGCAGGGTATGCAGGTTAACCTGAACACTGCTTTTGCTGAGTCAACACTAGAGAACTTGCTTTACTCCCTAGCTGGAAAAAGCACAGATCTAACTACAGTAGCTGGAAACAAAGAGATGAACCTGTCCGCAGGTGACATCGGAGAAGTACCACTTGAGCGTGGTCTTGTCGCTGTTGGTCCAGGTTCTGGAGCAGCTGGAGCAGGCATCGAGCGCGTCTACGTTGCATACCGTGCACTCTCAATTGAGAATGTTACAGTATCTGCAAAGCGAGACGAGTCGACAATGTTTGAGGTAAGCTTCCGCTTGCTTCCAAACGACGCAGCTTCCTACGGTAAGATTGTAGATCGTACAGTCAACCAGGTAAGCTAATCGCTAACCAATAACTAAATAACTAGAGTGCCACCCCAGTCTTTTGATCGGGGTGGCATTCTTTTTGGTATACTATACTAATGGCAACCAAAATATATGAGTCTAAGTACCTCCACACAATAGATGGAGATGAGATACACATCACCCCACTTAAAATAAAATACCTTAGACAGTTTATGGATATTTTTGAAAACATCAAGCTAGCGAAAAATGATGACGATGCAATGTCGGCAATGGTAGAGTGCATAAAGATTGCAATGAAGCAATACCACCCTATAATAAAAACAGACGAAGACGTCGAGGATAGCTTTGACCTACCGACGCTATATGAGATTTTAGATATTTCAGCTGGCATTAGCACCAGCAAGCCCGATAAAAAATCTGTATCAAAGAACAAGAAAGAAGAAGATGGTGGTTCATGGGAGACTCTAGACCTTGCAGGCCTGGAGTCAGAAGCCTTTTTGTTGGGTATATGGAAAGACTACGAAGATCTGGAATCTCATATTTCTATGCCAGAGCTTATCGCCATAATTGAAGCCAAGAGAGACTCTGAGTACCAAGAGAAAAAGTTCTTAGCAGCAATACAGGGCGTAGATCTAGATGAGCAGTCTGGAAACAAGGGGCCAGATCCTTGGGAAGCTATGAAGGCAAGGGTATTCTCTGGAGGAAAAACAAGCGATCCTAACGATATAACTTCTCTTCAGGGCATAAACGCTCAAAACGCTGGCTTTGGCATTGGAATGGGCCTAGACTATCAGGATTTGACAAAAAAATAGACACCTTGTATGTTATAATTGTAAAGACCAACTAAGGTTATTTGAGAGGAAACAATGGCTACGACAGTCACAGAAGAAAAGACAATTAAGCTAATAGACGGAACAGAAATACAAGTAAGGCCGCTAAAGATATCGCTACTACGTAGCTTTATGAAGAAATTTGAGAGTATTTCTAAGGTCGCAGATGATAACGACAAGTCAATGAGCATCCTAATAGAATGTGTACAAATTGCAATGCGACAGTACAAGGCAGAACTTGCTGAGGACCTAGATGCACTTGAAGACGTTCTAGACCTACCTACAGTTTACAAAATTATAGAAGTAGCATCGGGTATTAATATGGGAGAAGCTTCAGTCGGTGGCAACATAGCTAAGTAGCTATAACAAAAGAGGTACTGCTTAATGGCTGATATACAATCCAGTATAAGGATAGACGTTGACACGTCTGGTGCCTTAGCATCCATTAGAGGCCTCCAGAGTCAGATCTCTCAGTTCCAAACCTCCATGAATCGAGGTACTGCAGCTCAGTCTGCAGCAGCTGGCAAATTATCACAGCAGCTTCTCAGCGGCGTAAACGCCTCTGGGAGGTTTGCTGCCAGCATACAAAGCATACAGACTTCATCCGAGTCATTCACAAGCTCACTAGAAAAAAACAAGCTATCCTTTGGGCAGTACTTCAGGCACACAGCAGCCTCCACAAAAACTTTTGGAAGATTCTTTAAGTCCGAACTATCAACGATAGAAAAGACTGCTCGTGAAAGAGTAAAGACTCTCCAGACTCAGTATGTGAAGCTTGGACGCGACGCCAGCGGAGCCATGAAGGCCGTAGCGGTTAGACCACTAACCCTAGACATGGATAATCTGGGAACAAAGACAGCGATAGCTGCCCAGAAGCAACAAATAATGAACCAGCTATTGAGGCAGGGTTCTACAAATCTTCTAAACTTCGGTAAGAACACACAGTGGGCTGGACGACAGCTCATGGTTGGTTTTACACTACCCCTAGCAATCTTCGGCGGTATCGCTGCAAAAACATTCATGAAGCTTGAGCAACAGGTCATTGACTTCAAGAAGGTGTACGGAGATCTTTTCACAACAGGTGCAGAGTCCGACAAGGCACTGAATGATGTTAGAGACCTTGCTGACGAATTTACCAAATATGGTATCGCTGTATCAGACACCATAGGTATAGCAGCCGAAGCAGCTGCAGCTGGATTCTCTGGACAAGACCTAATCAATCAGACATCTGCTGCCATAAAGATATCTGTGCTTGGTCAGCTAGATCAGCAGAAGGCACTGGAAACCACAATCTCCTTGCAGAATGCGTTCAAGCTTTCAAATGAAGACCTAGCCGATTCCATAAACTTCCTAAACGCTGTAGAAAACCAGACAGTCATATCTCTTGACGACATAACTACCGCAATTCCAAAGGTAGCCCCAGTTATCCAGGCACTTGGTGGAGACGTAAAAGACTTAGCATTCTTCCTTGCTGCAATGAAAGAGGGTGGCGTAAATGCATCCGAAGGTGCTAACGCACTAAAGTCCTCTTTGGGTAGACTAATCAACCCAACTAAGGTAGCCAAAGAGCTATTCATGGGATTCGGAATTGACCTAGTTGATATCGTAGACAAAAATGCTGGAGACGTAAAGAGCACTATTATAGATCTGGCAGATGCTATGGACACACTTGACCCACTAAATAGGTCAAGAGCCATTGAGCAGCTATTCGGCAAGTTCCAGTTTGCCCGCATGTCTACATTGTTTGAAAACATAAACAAAGATGGCACCCAAGCTGCCAGAGTTCTAGACCTAGCAGCCTACTCTGCTGCAGATTTGGCAAGCATATCTGAGAAAGAGCTTGGAGTGACTGCAGCTTCTGCAATGAACCAGTTTAGAGGGTCCGTAGAGAGGCTACAAGCTGCCATAGCGCCCATTGGAGAACTGTTCTTACAGATAGTTACCCCTCTAGTTGATTTTGCAACAAACGTAATAGATAAATTCAATAACCTAGACGTTGGGGTTAAGAAATTCGTAGCTGGACTCGTTGGAGTCCTTGGCATAATCGGTCCAGTAGCCCTAATGACATTTGGTCTTCTAGCTAACGGAGCTGCTAACCTGATCAAGGGTTTTGTGGCAGTAATGAACATCTTCCAAAAAACTGGAAAACAGTCTCAAGTTCTAGGTGAGCAAACAAACTACCTAACCGAGAAGCAGCTGCAAGAAATGGCGGTAGCAGCATCTCTAGAACAAACTCATAATAGACTTGCTCAGGCATTCACATCCGAAGCAGCTGCCATAGAAAAACTTACAGCTGCATACGGTAAGGCAATACAGAGGCAGCAGCAGTTTGGTGGCGCTGGAATGGCTACCAACATTGGCCGAGGAGCAGTTAAAAAGTATAAGTCCGGAGTTGTTTCTGTTCCAGGTACTGGCAGCGGAGACAAGGTTCCAGCAATGCTTGAGCCTGGTGAAGCGGTTATTCCAAAAGACATGGCACGAAGGTACGCAGGCCTTATTAACGGTATGGTCGCTGGGGATATCCCAGGGTACAAGAAGGGCCGTGGGGCTACACCAGGAGGAACTTTAAGATCCCCAGGCGGAAATAGTCTAGAGGTCGGAAATCTAAATAGCCTAAGGGCAATTGAAAAGTTGGTTGCAGAGTTGAGAGATGCTCCTCAGCTAATTGACCAAGCCTTTGACGAGCTAAGCTCAAGCGTTAAAGTAACAAAAGATGAGTTTGTAAATAAAGTCAGGTCGCTAGCGAAAGATTCTGGAAAGAAGTTGCCAGAGTCATTCTCTACAGAAAGAAAGTACAGTGCTAGCAAGTTTGGAGAGAAGCGTTCGGTTCGCACTCAGCTTTCAGATGAGCGAGGTGCTGAGGGTGTCAAGGAGTACGAGCAGCAGCTATCAGTAGCCAAAAAGCTAAGGGTAGAGCTCGAAGAGATAAACAGGACCAAGATTGAAGCAGGTCAAAACCCAGTATTCTCAGACGCAGAAATAAAAGACTTAACACAAGTTGACAGGGCACACATAATAGATGTCGACAAAAAGAAAGTTGGAAAAGCAGGATGGAATAGTCAACTGTTCCAGCCCGAGGTAGGAGCTCAGAATAGATTCGCTGGCTCAGTCTCTAGGAGTCCTAATAACCAAAAAGCTATAAAAGATACAATGTTGGAGATGGGAACGTCTCAGCAAGAGATAGACACCCTGATGGACAAGTACACGAGAGGTCTAAGCCTAACAGAGGCCGAGCAGGACACTCAAGCAAAGGTTCTAAAAAAGCTTTTGCAAAAGCTAGAGTCTAATGCAGAGTTGTCTAAACAAGTATCTCCAGCATTTGCTAAGCAAGCTACTGCGGTAACCAAAGTTGCAGAGATAAAGTCAGCCAACCCAGGTCTTAAGCGAGCTGCAGAAAGAAACGTTAAAAAAGCAAATGACTTTTATCAAAAAGCTCTGGTAGATGCTACCAACAAAGCTGGACAGATGCAGTCTCCATCCAAGAGAACATCTCGGTCTGGAGAAAACCTTGTAGCTGGACTTGAGCAAGGATTGGCAAGTGGTCAAGACGACATGGCCGCAGCAGGACAACAGCTAGCTTCAGCAGCATCTCAGCAAATATTCAACATGCCCGCAGGGCGCAGATCGACCACTAACCAAAACGCTTATGCAGCTGGTGTAAGGCAAAGGATGCAGGGGGCAGATGCCACTGGTCTAGGCCTAGTCTCATCTGGTGCAAAGCAGGGCAACGCCTATGACATGAAGACTAAAAAGCTTATAAAAGCTACTGGAGACTCTACCAGGTCTATGCAAGGAATGACATCTGGAATCATGCAGGCTTCTTTCGCATTTAGCAGCATATCAATGCTTACTAGCGGACTAGGCGGAGAAATGTCTGGTTTGCAAGATGCCGTGTTTGGAATATCAAATGCCATGTTTGCCCTCAGCGCCATCCTGCCACTAATCATAGCTCTCTATAAAAAGATGGCAGGCCAGATGGCTGGACAAAGCTTGCTTGACTTTGCAAAGGGCGGACCTGCTGCAATAAAGGCATCCATAGCAGGAGCTAAGGGCCTAGCTGGAGTAACCAAGGTATTCTCTGGCGGAGTAAAAAGCAGCTTCGGTAACCTCATTGCCGTAGGAGGCAGTTTGGGTGGGGTGCTAGGAAAGATCGTTCCCCTATTCTTAAAGTTTATTCCATTCCTAGGAGTAGCGCTAACCGCATTTGCTGCTTTCAAGATTGTCGGAGACATTCAAGAAAAGCAAAAGCAAAAAATTGAAGGTATGGGAAATGCAGCATTCGCAGCTGGTAAGAAGCTTGACTCAATAGTAGGACTGATAGGCTTTGCGGCAACGAGGTCTGTGGATAGAAGCAGTCAAATAAATTCGGTTCAAGGTCTAGAAACTGGAGGGTCCGCTAGGGCAGCTGCAATTAGAACCAGCGATGAGTTTGCAGACCTAAAGGACAAGTCTGCCAGTGACGGTGGCTTTAAAGAAGACATACAAAACATAAGAAATGCGACACGAGACCAAGCCGAGAGGGCTCTTAACGGCCTTGTAATAGAGCTTCTCGCACTATCTCCAGAGGGCACAGATCCAGCTAGGATTCAGGAGTTTGTTGCGGCTATCGCTTCCGAGGCTGGAAAGACAGGCATAGACCTGTCTATAGGATTAAAGTTTGATCCTAGGAATGAAGACACTTTTGACAACATACAAGCAGCTGCCGAGCAGTCTTTTGAAAAGGTAGTTTCTGATTACGAATCAACACTAAACCGCATAGCCGACTATAACCTAGATAACTATAACAGCTTTAACTTTGACGGGATGTCTGGCTCAACCAACATGGTTGGAGACCTTCAGGCCCTTGGCTCCGAGTATTCATCCTTCTTTGAGACCTTGAGCACAGGGTTTAGCTCTGGAACTATAAGTGCGGATGCCTATAGCGGTCTTGTGGGAGAGCTTCTGTCTAACGTAAACTCTTTAGGGCCTAGTGCTGGAACAGTGCTAGAAAAGATGTTTGCAAATATCGGAGTAGACAAGAAGCAGCTAGACGGCATAGATGACATTAACAATAAGCTTATACTGTTTGAAGCAATTCAAGCAGGGGTTAGCCTTAAGCCAATAGACTTTGAGATACTAGCTGCTGGAGACGACTTTAATTCATCCCTAGAAGATAGGGCTGCGCTACAGACAAAGATTATTGAGCTTGAAGTTAGACTGGGCAAAGCAATCGGAATAACTGCAGAAGCCTCCGCCGTTGACGTAGAGACTGAAAGACAAGAAGCCATTGCCCTTTCTACTGAAGCAATCACCGACCAGTTAACAGCAAATCAGGATATTGTAGACCTTTATCCAGATCTGCTAGAAGCATTGGGCAACGAAGAAGCAGCTCTTGCCGCAGTGACAGATGAAAAGACTAGGCAGCTTCTTATAGACGCAAAAGCACAGGACATAGCAGCTGGAACCACATCAAGCTATGACTCCGTTATTGCCTTGCTTAAAGACCTAGCAGCTTCTGAAGAAGATGTCAATGATGTCCGTGGACAAGCCGACATGAAGACTTACCTAGCCGACCTAGAAGAGCAGAACAGTGTCCTTTCGTGGCTGACCTCAAACGGTCAAAGCGTTTCAGACGCCCTAGACATAATTGGAAATAGCACGTTCTTGGCAGGCGCTAAAGCCGCCATGAGCGCAGAAGATTACGATATGTTTGTGGAAACTATGTCAGCTATCTTGGATCTAGAAAAGAAGATTAGAGCACCTTCTGGCGGCAACCAGCAGTCTCCATTCCAAAAAGCAATAGAAGGCCTTAAAGAAGAAAGGCAGCAGCTACAGGAAACCAACTCTGCTTACAATAAGCTCCGCCAGCAAGGCTTTAGCATAACTCAAGCCTTTGAGTCCGCCAAAGACTCTGCACTTGCTGCTGCAATAGCTACAACCAAGGTTGGAACAAAGTCTTGGGAAAGGCTTGTGGGCCTCTTAAAGCAGGTAGATACGCTGGCTCGCAGTAATGCAATTAAGGGTTTGCTAAAAGAGCAAGCAGCAGCTAGAGAACTCAATAGCGCTTTCGTAAACGTAGCTCAAACTCTTGGTAAGATGGGGTATGAGGCAGACCAGATCGAGGGCATTCTGTCCAACCCAGCCCTAGCACAAGAATTCATTAAAGACCTAGAAGACGGTCAGATAAATGCAAGGCTTCTCAGAGACTACCTTAACGGTATAGAGAAGGACAAGAAGATAAGTCTAAAGATACAGCTTTCAACCCCAGAAGGAATACAGAGCGAGTTTGACAACTTGTATGGACAAGCAATGGAGTCCTTCGGCATCAGGCGTGACAGGGTAGATGACGACTTCCAAGACAGAGTAAAGAGTGCACAAGATGCTGTAGATTCCACAAATGATGCTATCGAAAAGACTCAAAAGTCAATAGACAGCATACAGACCACTATCGACGACAAGCAACGCGACATTGAAATGAGCATTAGCAGGCCAGTTGAAGCTCTACAGAAAGAAATATCTGACCTACAGAGATCTCTTGAGCTAAGCACTGACAGGCCAATGTCTGCACTTCAAGATGAGTCCTCGGTGCTATCTAATGACCTGACAATAATTGATAAGCTGACTGAGTCCATAAACAATAAGTATGAGGATCAAGCCGCAGCTCTGGACAAGGTTCTCTCAATAAACCAGCAACTAGCAGACGAGCAAAGCTCCCAGCTTGACATAGCTGACGCCCTTAGCCAGGGAGACATCGCTGGCGCGGCACGTGCGGCTAAAGAACTTAAGGATAAGCAGTCTGCTCAAAGAGCTGAAGATGCTAGGAATAAGCTAGCTACGGCACAAGAGCGAGAGATTGAAAGCCTAAAGACAGCTTCTGGTTTAACCAGGGTACAGGTTGAAGAGAGGCAGTATGAAATCTCTCAGGCAGTGTTCGCACTTGAGCAGCAGAAAAAAGCAACCGAAGCTGAGATTCTTTCAATCCAAGACCAGATCTATGCGTATGAGCAGCTCAGGGAAGTTAAGCTAGCTGAGATAATTGGACTAGAAGACCAGATATATGCAATACAAAGTGTGCAGCTTTTCCAGCAACAGAAGAAGCTAGAAGAGCAAGAGTATGTTTTAGAAGCACTAGACAAAGAAAAGCAGCTAAGACTAGACGCTATTGCTCTAGAGGAAGAGGCATATAACGATGCCAAGCTAGCCTTTGACGAAGCCATGCAGCGTGGTAAAGACTATGTGCAAATGCTAATAGACGCAATGGCATTACTTCAAAAGCTTACTGGAATGAAGGCTCCAACGACCGAGGGCAGCGGATTGGATAAGGCTGCCACTTCAGTCTTCCGTGCGGATGGCGTAACGGTTCTAGACAGAGACACAGCAGCAGCTTCTTCTATAGCTGCAGTTAAGTCGGGTCAGGCGGCTTCTCCTCTAGACTTTGCAAACCAGGTTAGAGACACTGTGCTTGCTAATCGTGCTTCCGTTAGGGGTGGAGATATCTCTGCAGCTCAAAAGGCCGCACTAACCAAGCAAAACATTCAGCTGATGCAGTCAACAGGACTCAAGTTTGCTATGGGTGGTATGGTTCCAAAATACGCTATGGGCGGAATGGTTCCGAAATACTTTGCTTCTGGTGGATATGCAATGGGCACAGACACAGTACCAGCAATGCTTACTCCAGGAGAGTTCGTAGTTAAGAAGTATGCGGTAGAGAGTTTCGGAACTGAAAACCTAAAGGCTATAAATAACGGAACATATGCAGGCGAATCAGTGTATAATTATAGTGTAAACGTAAGCGTAAAATCAGATGCTAACCCAGACCAGATTGCTAGATCAGTTATGACTCAGATTAAGCAGATTGACTCACAAAGAATTAGGAGCAACAAGTTCTAATGGCAACAAAAGACTATCTTTTAGGACGCCAGGGATCCCGTGGTAGGCCACAGGGAATGCTCCTTGCCGACAATCCTGGAACCCTAGTTAATGGTTTCTATGTGCCAGACGGGCTTGAAGTAGGAACAGCAACGGCGGAGTCAGACACTACACTATTAAATCAATTTATAATTCTATCCGATGACAATCGTGCTCCAGTCAGCATTAACACTGAAAGAATAGAGCAGAGACAAAGAACTATTAATGGAAGAATGCGCTCATACCATATTGCAGACAAGATAACAATAAGCACATCTTGGACACTGCTACCATCCAGGGCATACAACACCCTAGCTGGCTTCACTGAGGCAGGAGGGGTATCTCCATACAAGGGTACTACCGCAGAGTTTACTACAGATGGTGGAGCTGGGGGTGTAGAAATATTAGATTGGTACAACAATCACCAAGGGTCGTTCTGGGTATACCTGGCTTATGACAACTACAAGAATTTTGGAGACGATGCAGCAGCCTTTAGCAATATGAATAAGTATAATGAAATTGTAGAAGTCTTCTTTGCAGACTTTAATTACAGCGTTGAAAAGCGTGGGACAAGCACCTTTGATTTTTGGAACATATCTCTATCTCTGGAAGAGGCATAATGTTTCAAAATGACATTCTTAAAGAGCACCTAGAAACTTCTTCAGTAGTAAAGGCCCAGTCTGAGGTAATAGCAGAATGGAACATGAACATTGCAGAAAACATTTCCTATATCGGCAACTACAGATACAGGCCACTCGAAAGAATAACTCTAACCCCAGCAAATCAAAGTGTTTATTCTGCCCTACCAAATAACTTTAGCGAATACGACGAAGGTAATTTTTATACTGGAGCCACAGATGCAGACGTAGTCATTGACGGAGGGTACGATAACAACGAGCTACCACTAACATTCGTATCCAGTAAAGACAAAGAAAAGTTATTGTTTTCACTAGAGTCATGCTTTAACAAATTTAGGCCAAGGTCTGGAATATCTAAGCTAAGGTATTTCTCAGACAGGTACACGTTTCACTCTAATCCAGACCAGGCTAAAAGACCTAGGTACTACATGGCACACAAGGATGACCAGTTCAAGTATTGGACATCTTATAGGACAGACTCTGGAGTGGAGCGAGGAATAGCCAGCCAGCCATACCAGTCCGACTACTACATCGACGACACAGCTCCATTTGTTATATACAAAGACCCAGTGCCAGCAAACAGGGTAGTCGTAAAGATGCAAACAAATGTTGGTAGCGTAGATCTGGGTCCATTCTCCAACCTATCATCAGCATTTAGCGATCCGTTCTATGGGTATGCAAACCAGACTACACCCGTTAAATGGAAGATCCAATACCTTTACAATGACAACTGGATAGATGCTGTATCTTTTACTCAGAACTCTGTAAGGTCGGATGGAACTGCAATTATTGGTGCCGACGGTTACGTTGAGATTTCTTATGGTTTGATTGTGCCAGAGCAATACTCGAACATATTTTTAAAGGCTAGTGATCTTACTTCGGCAACACTTCTTCCACAAGATACTTTTACAGGAAATGCTTACCTTGTAAGGTCCTCAGCAACTGACGTGGGTACTTATTATATCTGGACAGGGACATCTTACGAAAGCTTTATTCCAGCATATGGATGGAAGTTGTCCGAGGATTCAGATAGCCAGAATCCAAACTTCGTAACTGTGCTATCAGGTCCAGCATCTTACGTAGAGCCAGCAACTGGCGAAACAAAAAACACAGAGTTTCAGTACATCTCTGGACTAAGAGTTGCCGTAGATACCATGAATGTGCAAGACTCAACCTTTGACCTAATCGAGCTATCGCCAAGACTAACCGTAGATCTTTCTGAAAAGGTAACAAGATTTAAGGTTTCCAAAAACGCATCAGACCTTGGAATTAGCGGAATGCCCGTAGGTCAGCTACTCGCCTCAACGGGGTCTCTAGATCTTTTTGACTACGATCAATCTTTTAGTGCAGCAAATAGCGACAGCATAATCTCATCATTTGTCGGTAGAAGCTTTCAGATAAAGCTATATGAAAAGATATACGTAGACAACGTGGCATTGTCAGTACCCATAAAGGTTGTGTACTCAGATGGGTTCCCAGCAATTGGAACAAACGATAGGTCTGTGTCTATACAGCTAAGAGACTTATTCTTTTATTTTGAGTCCCTGACTGCCCCTCAGCTTCTCATACCGAATGCATCAGTTAGTTATGCCACATCTCTGCTCCTTGACTCCATTGGTTTTTCTAATTATAAGTTCTTAAAAGCACCAGACGAGTCAGAAAATATTATTCCATTCTTTTATGTTGGACCAGATAAGACGATAGCGGAAGTGCTGAACGACATAGCTGTCTCAACACAAACATCTATGTTCTTTGACGAGTACAACAACTTCATCATGATGAGCAAAGACTACATGATGCCGTTAGAGACAACCAGGACAACCGACACGACACTTCGTGGAACCAAGGACTCCTCACGCTCAGCAGTTTATAGCAACCAAGCAACCAATATTAAATTGGCAAATATTGAAGAGATAACCTCGCAAGACAACCAGGTTTACAATGATGGAAAGATAAATTACACGTCTAGGTATCTACAGAAATCTGTTGGATCAATTAAGCAAGCTTCTCTATTAGACCAGGATAGATTTTGGATTTACAGGCCAGCGCTATTGTGGGAGGTAGCTGGGACAGAGCTAACAAAGTCTCAAAACGATCAGACTGGAGCCCAGTCTAGCTATGTGCTATCAGCCATACCACTAAACTCAGACCTGGCATCCAGTGTCCCAGAGGTAGTAAACAGGGTGGTTACAAACAATGTCATTGACTTCGGAGAGGGTGTCTATTGGCTTGCTAGGCATTCTGGTTATTTTTATGCTAACGGAGAAGTTATAAAGTATGACGCTACTCAGTTCAATGTATCTGGAATTGGAAATGTGTGGGTATCAAGCTCTCAAGAGTATCAAAAGTATTTTGCAAATATCCCATTTAATGGAAAGATGTATCCAACTGGATTAATTAGGATATACTCAGAGCCAAGCTATGAAGATATAGATGGCGTTACATACCTTTCAAATGGCGCTGTGGCCAGGCACGGTAGGGGACAGTTCGGAACAGAAATAACAAACCACGCAGCTGGTATAGACCCGTACTGGTATGACAACAACAATGTGCGTGGATGCTCAATGGAGTCGCAGTACTTATTCTCAAGAACTGCAGTGCCATCTACAGAAGTAGGCACAGCAGGGGTAGATAATGAGCTTGCAAAAAAGACAACCAGAAATGGAATAATTAGAAACTTCCTTAGCAGCTCATACATAAATGAGACGACCATCAATAGCCTTTACTCTACTCAAAAGGGATCTGTGCAGTCCTCAGCCCTGATACTGAATGGACCAAAGTTTGCTACCACAGAGTCCCCAGTAGATTTTATATCATACGTTCATAAGCCATTAGACAATAAGTTTAAGCACTTTGGAACCAGAATGCGAATCATAGGCAAGATTGAGAATAACGAAAATCGTGGTCAAACTCCAGTGGGCAGTTCAACATACTATGAGGTTGCTGGTTCAACACCAGAAAAGAATATAAACGTCGGTGGTGCATCTGGAGGCCTAGCCTTAATGGTAAACCCAGAAACCAATAACGGTTACTACTTTGAGATAATCTCATTAACAGACATAGACGTTAATGATTTTGGATCAGACCTAGAGCTATTCAACATTGTGTTTTATAAAATAACTAAAGAGGTTGGTACAGATAAAGCAATCCCAGTAAAGCTGTGGAGTGGCATCTCAAGCATAATAGCAGACTCTGGAAGCTTTGTAGGGCAAGAGAGGGTTGTCGGAGAGTCAAACCCAACTGTTTATGACCTTGCGGTAGAGTATGAAGATATAGGATCGTCCAGAAGGTTCTATCTCTATATAAATAATAATCTTATTTCGTCGGTAGATGATGAAAATCCACTACCTATATATAACAACATGGGCATATTCGTACGTGGTTCAGCTAGGTGTATGTTCGAAAACATATATGCCGTAGCAAACAACTACAGCCAGAACACTGCCTTTGCTGTAAACACAACCATCAGCTCTATCTTCGGAGATGATGAGATAACTGTAAACGAATCCTTTAGAAAATATTCTATGAGTGGAATGGTTAAGCAGACACACCTTGCTGGAATCAGCCCATCTGAGCCACCAAGGTACGACCTTTACTTCGAAGAGTTTGGAACAATTATGAGGGAGGCTTCATACTTTAACGTAAGGTATGACAAGGCTTACCCAGCACTGTCGGCACAGCTGGCTCCTACCTACAACGGACTAAAGGGGTATACGGTATCTGGTTTTATGGCTGGAGCCTACGGGGCAGAGTTCTTAATATTCAATGCTACAGACACGGCTCTTAGCCTAGATGAATCAAGCGGAAATTACCTAAGGATTCAGGGGGTTACTTTTACGCAAGAGTCACAAAAGGAATACTCTGTTGACGAGTACTTTACCAAGAAGAGCGATTTCTCAAATGTTTCATTTTCTTCTACAAGTACAATATCCTCTCCTTCTGTTGCCAAGCAGCAGTACCAGGACATAAAATTTAGTCGCCTTACTTATGGCAAAAAAGATTTTTCTTTAGAGGCTCCCTACATTCAAACACAAGACGATGCCAATAACCTGATGGGGTGGATGATATCAAAAATAATGAAGCCTAGGAAGTCTGTTGGCATAAAGATATTTGGAATGCCAACACTACAGCTGGGAGACATCGTTAAGGTTGATTATCTAAACAATGAGGGCATATCAGAAACTGGTGACCCAGATACCAGGTTCGTAGTTTATAGTATTGAATACGAGAGATCAGATAAAGGACCATCAATGGTCGCATATGTTAGTGAGGTTTTGTAATGGTAGATGCAACCCCGAACATTCCAGTTCCTTACTCAAACACAGCAGATGCAAACATTAAGATAGCGTCCCCAGACATAGTCCTGATAACTAATGAGGCTTTGCCAATAGAGCTAATGGCAAAGCTAACCTTTGAAAACATTGGCGGAAAAGAAATACTAAACATTGCTAGGCACGATACAATCAATGGACAGAATATAATTTACCAACCGATAGCTAACCTTGCAGAGATAAACCTAAAGTATAACCCGCTAAACATTCTTGCACTACAGAATACCGCAGACAGGCTATTTAGGAGCTTCTCTATAGAGCTTGGAGACCATGTTCCAATTGTAGGCAACGGTGAGGGTGGAGATCACATATATCTAGACCCAAACACTGGCGATATCGTCGTAGATCTGATAAACTTAGACCCTGAGTATGAGGTAGAGATCCAAGTTCTATCTGCTGGAGATATCTTAGGTGATACAATATATCCATCGGGACTATCTTAAATCAAGTGAAAAAATAAGGGAATTATGATAACAAATACTGGTAAGAACATTTTGGCAAAGTATCTAGTTGGCCAAGCTCCAGCCTACGCTTCGTACATTGCAGTTGGTTGTGGACCTCAGGCGGTGGATAGGGACTTGGGCGACTTTGGCGATTACTCAGCAAAAGAGTCTCTTGACTTTGAGATGTTCCGCTCACCAATAATTTCTCGTGGGTATGTAAAAGAAGGCGGAATAGATAAGATAGTTCTAACCGCAGAGTTGCCAACTGAAGAAAGGTATGAGATTACAGAGGTTGGAGTGTTCTCTGCAGGATCAAACCCCTCTGCTACGACCACAGATAGCAGACTCTTGTATGGGTTTACCCAAACTGAAAACTGGGAATACCACTCCGCAGAATTAGCCCAAGCAATTTCCTCAATATACACGCCTCTTGATGGAGATGCAAATGACGATGTTATTATTGGAGAGTATGACCTCGACCTCGATGGAACTCTAGAGGACTACCCAGTATTTCAAACAAACGCGGACAACAGAATATTTACGTCAAGCGAGAGGGTCGCTCGCAATGAGCGTTGCAGATTCTTAAATAACATCATGATGATACGTGGAGACATGTCAGACATCTCTTCTGACGCCGCTGGTAGGCTAACTGTGGATTCTGGAAACCATGTCCACCTTAATGGTATTAGTGTCGGATCTTTTGACAAGCAGTCCCCAGCAGATGAAATTAGGTTTGCATTTTCTTTGGTAAACAAAGATGGCCAAACAGCTGCAGTCCCAGATGAGGTTCGTATTATCCTAGAGTTTGCGTCTGGCGAGGGAGCAACGCTAGCGGATTACGATTATGCCAGAATGGAGATGACCCTAGAAAATGGGACTGGCACAGGCCAGTATGACTTTTCAGAAAACAGATACTTCGT